GATAGCAGGTATTTTATATCCTTTTGTTTACGCTAAGAATGAGGAGAATGAAGAGGATAAAACAACAGCTAAAGTCATGCGTATTCTTGTAGAGGCACATCTAAGGAAAAGTAATTATGAAATGAAATTCCTGTTTATGTGTATGTCTGCTCTTGTTAACCCTGCTGTCATTGTTGGTGTTGAGTATTTGGAAGCTATCCAAATTATTAAGAACAAACTAGAAAACGGTAAGATTGAAATTATCGAAGCGGTAGACGAATTATTATCAGGCTTGCAAATAAATATAATTCCAATTGATGAACTTCTTATTGGTGATTTCTATACTGGTGATGTTCAACGACAACCATATATTATAAAAGTAAGACGATTGTCTTATGAGACTGCTCGCAAGATTTATTCTGGCAAGTATTACGATGATACAGGGAAAGATTTATTTGATTATGTCGAAGCAGGTAAAACTCGTATTGTATTAGCAGGTCAAGAAAATCAAACACTTTTCGATATTGAGTGGACAGAAGCTGATAAAAGTCATGTTCAAGAGTTAACATACTATTGCCGTGATGAAGATATCGAAGTGACATGGGTAGGTGGTACATTTATGGGAAATGAGAAAGATGTTTGGAACAATAACAGATTTTCACATCGACGATTTTCTCTAATTAAGGGGAAATGGTTATCAGTTCCTATATTTCCTTTTGCAAAGTCAGGTTTTGAGCCACTAGATGTAACAGGAAGATTTTTCTATTATAAATCTGGTGCTTTCAAGGAGTTTTGGGATGATGCTTCACAGAATAGGATGTATCAATTGGCACATGACGGTACTTATCTAGATGTTATTAAACCAATATTTTTTTCTGGTGTTGGTAAGACCGATAGTGTTGTTATAGCCCCCGGTGCAACGGTAGGTCTGCCAGCTGGTGCAACGGCTAATCCATATAATTTGGCGTCAAATATACCGGCAGCGATAAACATGATGAACCTTAACAAGGACGACATGTCAGAGAGTACACAGGATAAGATTATGTCGGGTGGAGTTGAAAAAGGTGTTACGGCTTATGCCACTTCAAAAGCGGAACAAAACGCAAGAGTATTTCTAGGTGTGTTTGGTCTATTTATAGCTGACCTCATTAAGCAAGTAGGAGAGTTGGTAATGGATTGTATTATCCAACATGAGACAATTGGTGAGTTAGATGCTTCTATCCCAGAGTCATTAAAGATGAAATATAAAACCTTCCTAACACAAGGAAAGGAAAGGGGTAAATCGGTTACAAATAAAATTATCTTTGACGATAGTATGATTGAAAAGGAAATGACTAAAGATGAAGTTAATGATGAAGAGTGGAAAATGGTTTCTGACAATGGTGGGGCAGATTCGGACCAACGTGTTTATAAGGTAAATCCAATAAAGTTCGCAAGGTATCAGTATACAATGTGGGTAGATGCTGATAAGATTTTGATGAAGTCAATGGGTAATGATAGAAATGAGAAAGTCTTGGCCTTTAACATGATGACTGATCCAAGAGTTGCCCCATTTACAGACCAGAAGGCAGTTATTGATGACTTTGTTATCGAGGAGTTTGGAGGTTCTGATCCAGACAAATACAAACAAAAGGTCGATGAAAATGCAATGCTTAGTCAAGTAATGGGTAATGTTGGCGGTCAGAACGCTAACCCTAGTGAGTTCAAACTAGGTGGTGGGGCGGTTGTACCTCCACAAGTTGCACCAGTAATGTAATTTAATAATTTAATAATTTAATAAAATGCGAAAACCAAAATCAGTTACAAATATCCCTTTGCATCAATTTATTGCAACAGGTGGTAAACCAAAAGATTTCAAAGGTTGTAAAGGTGTGAATAAGGATACAGTACCAGGGTACAAAGGTCGAAAATAATTATCAGTTAACTAATATTAAATATGTTTAATTATCCTTGGGCTTGCAATAAAATAAAGTTATCGCAAGCTGTCGAGCAAATAAAGAAATCACAGAAGTTAGACCCTAGTGTTGAACTTAATGAAGGTGCAATTAAAAAGGCCTACATTTTGAGGGGTGGGCAAGTGATTGAACAAGTGATTGAGAATACCGAAGTTGTTGAGACTGTTCAAAAGAGTGAAGAGCCTGTTGTTCCTGTCGCTAATGTTAGGAGGGGTAGAAAGGTGAAAGCTTAGTGTGTTAGTTTAGTCATTTATTTTAATTATGATTGAAAATTTTACAGTTTGGTTAATAAGTAGACTTCTAAAAAGAAGTTTATCTCAAGACGTTAAATTAAAATTAACAACTTTAATTCTTGAAAATTTCCATGCTTTACCTTTTCGTGATATAATTACAATAAGTGATAAAGGTGTTCTGTTAGTAGGTGGTCGTCAACTTGACATAGAGCAAACAATACAAATTCGTGAAAGTGCTACGAATGCCCTCCAGTCAGTAGCTCTTAAACTTATCAACGATCAGGTACTTTTCAACGCTGTATCAATAGGGGTACATAAGGTTGAAAAGCCAGAACAGATGATGTTTTCGAGAGCCGCTATCTGGTGGGGACAGCAACAACATGAATTGTTGAAGCTCCTTGCCGGTGATACTGGAACCTCTCCAGACTTAGAGGTTTAATAAGTAACTTTAACTTTTAATAAAGATGAACGAAAATACAAACTCCGATAATAGTGTTTCAACGGAGGAAACAGTAGTAGATACTGAAGTTGTCGAAACTGAAGAAACTACTACAGATGAACCTTCACAACTAGACCCTGTTAAGGTCGAGCTAGAGAAAATCCAAAAGAAAGGCAAAGGTCGAACAGAACTTGAAAAAGCCATCTTTACAAAAAATCAAATCGAAAAGCGAATTGCTGAATTGAAAGGTGAAACTGAACAAGATGATGTCCCCGAATCTGACGATGATAGTGTTCCTGTAACCGTCGGTATGTTAAAGAAAATTCAGAAACAGCAAAATGCTAGAACAGCACTTGCTATAGCTGAAGAACAAATCGAAGATGAAAAGGAACTAGAGTTAGTTAAATATCATTTACAGAATACTATTAAGCCTTCTGGGAGTGCGACAGACGATTTACGCGTAGCTAGATCTATAGTTAATTCTGTCAAAAACAAGTTAATTTTAGATGAAATTTCAAAGAAAACTGCTCCAAAGCGTACAAGTTCTGGTAGTAGTTCTCCAGGAAAACACGAAGATATGTTTGAACCAACTCAAGAGGAAATTCGTATGATGCAATTCAAAGGATTTGACGGTAAACCACTTCTTACAAAAGAAGATGTTATAAAAGCTCGAAGACAACAGTAGGTTGGTATGTGTGAAGGGTTAATAATTTAACCTTTAAAAATTTATGGCACGAGGTGATTTTAAATTAAGAACTCAACTTGCACCTGAATATGCAGTGAATGCAATTGTTCCATCCGGTGCTGCTAATACAATTTTGGCAGGTGAACCAACACAGGTGGCAAGTGCTACAAATGTTGCGGGAACTGGTGTCGAAATTATGGCAGACGGAAACCCAACAACTGCTGATGCAAAGAGATTCGCTGGTATCGCAAAGAGCGATTCAAATGATACAGCTGCGGCAAATGGCGTTGTTACAGTCTGGCTTCCATTGCCAGGTGTAGTTTACGCAGGTAAGCCAAAGACAGCTGGTACATGTAACACACAAGCTAAACTTGATGTGTTGCAGTTTAAGCGTGTGGTATTGGATCTAACAAGTACAGCGTGGGGAGTCGACACTGCTGCTACAGATGCCGCTGCAAACGGTATCGTCATTATTGGTGGTGAATATCAAACAGATACTGTGTTCTTCATGGCATCTCCAGGTATTACTATCTTTAATGTCACCGCTTAATAACTAAAGTAACTTTATAAAAAAATGAACGGATTAAATCAAAATACAGGTCCTTCCTTAATACTAGTCAAGACAGCTCTTGATAAGCTTGTAGATCAGGCTCAAATGGAGAATGCCGTAACTGGTAAAGCGGAAGCTACCGACCCTGTGGTATTTACACAGGATACAGCATCTAACGCTGCCGTAGTTACTTCGGTAATTGGTGGTGGAGGATACTTTGAGAAAACAACAGACGATGTTTCTTGGAATAAAGAAGCTGGCCTAAAGGCGGCTACTGCTAAGACAACCTTGATTGCGAACTTTAAGAAAAACCTTCCTATCGCTCGTACATTCATGGCTGATCAACAGCAATCAGCTGTTAGTAAGGCAGTTAACCAACAGACAAAGACTTGGTTAGCTTCTCGTGATCGCAACGCTTTTGGTGTTTATGCTGGTGGTTTTGCAACAACAACCACTATTGATAGTGCTTACTTGTTCTCCAACACTCATACAAATGAGAACGGAGATACAGTAGACAACCTTGAAACTGGCGTACTTTCTGATGATAACTTGAATGTATGTGTTAACTCACTACGTCTTCAGTTGTCACAGACTGGCGTAATTCTAGGCTACGAACCTAAATTCTTGCTTACACCTTCCCTTCTTCATAAGACAGGTATGGCTACAGCAAAGTCGGTTTTGAGAGCAGGAACAGGAAACAACGACCTTAACTACTGGTCAGAAATGTATCCAGGAATGAAGGTTGTTTACTCTCCTTTCCTTGACGGAACTTCTACAACAGCTTACTTCGTAGGAACATCACAACATGGCGTTTATCGCTTTGAACGTGAAGGATTCTTCACCGATCTAGTTGACTGGAAGACTCAAGCTAATGACCAATATATCTATAAGATGCGCGCTCGTGAGGAATGTGACGCAATAGAATATTCTGGGCTAGTAGGAAGTTCGGGTACAGTCTGATTACATCACCTTATTAGTTCTTTGTCAATGTTATATAGGAACGATAGATATGGTATACTTATTACATGGAAAAACCATGTTTACAATGTGGAACTATAATTAAAAAGAAGCAAAATTGCTCAATTTATTCATGGTTTAACAGAGTTAAGTATTGCTCAATGAAATGCCTTAACGAATATCGACGAGGTAAGCCTAGTGCATCACCAGAAACGACTTTCAAAAAAGGACACATTAGTGTGGTTCCTTATGAAAGTCGCCGTAGAGGTGAGCAAAATTATATGTGGAAAGGTGGACAGATTAAGAAAAAGTGTTTGATTTGTAAGTCAGCTTTTAGTGTTGACTCTTATAGAAAAAATGCAAAAACATGTTCACTGATTTGTAACAGAAAGTATCGTCAATCTAATGAGTTTAGAAATAGACTTAGTAAGATTCAACGATCGCTTACACCGAAAATATTTGTCTCAACGAGAAAATTACGCTCTTTATTACGAAGATGCTCAATTTATAATCGTTGGAGAAACAAAGTTTTTGCGAGAGATAATTATACCTGTCGAGTATGTGGGATTCGTGGTGGTAAACTTCACGCAGACCATATAAGACCATTCATAATAATCATGTTTGAAAATAATGTGAATACATATGAAGATGCAGTCAAATGCAAAAAGTTATGGAATATAAGAAATGGGCGAACATTGTGTAAGCCTTGTCATTATAAGACAGACACTTTTGGTGCAAAAGTCTATAAAACATTTACAAATTTATTAAATCACTAACCAAGAAAAACAATGAATAAAATCATTACATGGGTAATAGGAGTAGTAGCGATACTCGCTCTTGTTGTCTCAATTGGGAACGCGGTTGGTGGTAGTAATCAATCGGTTCCATTGGGTGGTACAACAAACTTTGACGATTTAACTTTGGGTGGCGGTACTTTGAAAGTTACAACTTCTAATACAGCTACATCAACAGCAATTGTCGGTTGTATACAAACTTATGCAACAAGTACAGCTACAGCAGTCAGGCTTGTAGTTGGATCTATTGCTACTTCATCTACTTCTTACGACGGTACAAATACTGTCGGATTAATTGGTTGGAGGTACGGTACTTGTCCAAACCTTTAGTCGGCACACACAGTCCCTTTAGTGGGATTGTGATGTGTTGAGTAAAGTTAAAAGCTAATTTATTATAATTAAAAAAATGAAATTAAAATTAACAATAATCACGCTAGTAGTTTTGATAGGAATTACGTTTGGTCTAATTGGAACGGCTAAAGCTAACCGTTCTTATTTTGTACCTACGGTACAAACCGATATAGCAACTACTTCTCCAAACTACATGAGAGTCTCAAATGAAGTCGAAGTTTTTGATTCATATTCTTCCACCCCATTTGCTGTCAGTTCGGCTACATTGTTGGTACAGTCTGTTGCATCAACTTCAGCAGCGGTTCAGACATTAACCATACAATATTCACAAGATGGCATTGATTGGTATCAAGATAACTTATCTACAACAACATCTAGTTCAGTAGTTGCGCTGAATAATACACAGAGAACTTATACAATAACTGGCAATGCAACAGCATCAACAACAAGATTGGCGATAACAGTACCGACTCCAACAAGATTTGTGAGAGCTACAGTTGCGACATCAACTGCTTTAAGTTCAGTTTGGTTACAGTGGGTTCCTATCCGTGAGGCGATACAATAATTATTATTAACTAAAACTATATTAAATAAAATACATGAGAAATAATTATAAAATACTTTACAGTTTAGCAGTACTATTTATTTTACTAGTAATCGTGGTTGTCATAAGTAATGGTAAATTAAGTACAAATTCAGTGTCTTTAGGTTCTATAAACGAGTCTCAATCAAATCTATTTTTAACTGTTGCGACTTCTAGTGGAATGACGGTGACGACTTCATCCTCTCTTGTTACAGCGTCGTCAACGAATAGGTCATATTATGTCATTGTAAATGATGGATCAAACACCGTGTATCTACAATTTAATGACAAAGATGCAACTGTAGGAAGTGGCATAAGATTAAACGCAAACGGTGGAAGTTATGAAATTAATCCTGACAATCTTTACAGGGGTGCAATAAGAGCTATAGCGTCAGGTGGATCATCTAATATAACGGTAATGGGAATATAAAAAAATGAAAAAAACATATTTTATAATCATAATGTTTGTGGTCATGGTAATAGCTACTATGACAACGGTAACTTCGATTGCTTTAGGCAGGGTAAATAATGGTTCTGGTAATGGTTCTGGTACTTTTGCAAATGCCTTTGATTTGGATATGTATAAAGTGACTTTATGGGGTGATAGTATTACCTATGGTCTTCTAACAAGCGACGACACAGTATTTAATGGTGCTAACTATGTTGTTGATAACCGAGGGGTCGGTGGTTACAACAGTACCCAAATTAAAACTTTGTTTAATTTAGCAACAAGTACATGGACAACTCGTACTGTTATCTGGTCTGGACATAATGATGTTGCTAGTGCTGTTCCGAATGCTACTGTTATGAGTAATATCGCTAGTATGGTTTCATCACTTGAATCAGTTGGCAACAGTTATCCTATTATTGTTGAATTGATTAGAGGAGACTACGGTGCCGCAACAACAACGCAAGGTATTCAATATGCTGAACTCAACTCTTTGCTTGAAGCTACTTACGGTGATAGATTTTTACCCGTTTTAGACGTACTACAGGCTAATAATAACGGAAGTGCTGAAGATTTGTATAATGTAAACGTTCAAGACATAGTCCCGAAGTCATTAAGGACTGATGATATTCATTTGAATAGTGCCGGAGAATTGATTGTTAACAACTTAATTCTAGATTACTTAAATTCACACGAGTCAACTCAAAGGTCTGAAGATAGGTCAGTTTCGTTTGCGGATTTGAGAAGTATATTTGCACAACCACCAGCAATTGGAAGTTCAACTCTTACATTTGCAACTACAACAGTTAATGGAAGTCTTAACATTTATGATAACCTAATTGTTGATACAGATTCTCTTTATGTTGATTCAAACAATCATTATGTTGGAATAAATACTACTGCTCCGTCTACTGCTCTTGAAGTTGTAGGAACTCAAAAAATAACTTCAACAAATGCTGCTATAACCACAAACTACGCTGCGAACTTAACGTTGTTTAATCCTGATATGACGGAAAATAACGGAAATGGAATTTTGTTTACAGGTTATGATTCAGGTGGTACTGATCCAGACACTTCGGCCAATATAACATCGCAAATTACAGGTAGAAGTACAGGAATTACAGGTAGATTGATTTTCGGTACTTCAAACAATACGGCTAATCCTTCAGAGAGAATGTCAATATCTTCTAATGGGTATCTGGCTGTTGGAACCACAACAATAAATCCTAAAGCGCTGATACATGCTTATCATATTTCAAATCCATTTATTGTACTTGATGGTAATTCACCTCTATATCAAACTCATGTGTCTTTATTTGCTCCGACCTACGCTTATGAACCTTCATTACTTTTTAGTAATGGTGGCAATTTCTCGATAAAGGGGCAACCATATAATGATAGAGGGTCTATATCAAACGCGGTTAGTTACATTACAATTAATTCCTTGATTGGTACTATTGGAATAGGAACAACCACACCTGTAACTAATTTGCACGTCACAGCGTCAACAACGAACGCTACTAGCACAGTAACGATTGGCAAAACTGGCCAAAATAAAGGTTCGTGTCTTGAGCTATTCCGTTCAGATGGTACTGCAATTTATGGCTACGTTCCTGCTGGATCAACCACGTTTACATTATCAGAAACCAGCTGTAAATAGAATTGATTAAATTATTGGTTATATTATTAAAATAATTATAAATAATTACACAAAATGGCACTCAAAACAGTTGGACAATTTAAAGATTCGTTAAGTGGACTTCTTCAGGGAGTTAACTTGAATAACATTACCAACCTAAATGGTGCAATTGAACGTGCGGCAAGGACTCTTATTACGCAAGCTGATTTGCCAGAGGCTACTGGAAGGCAAGCCATAACGCTTTACAATGGCGTATATGATTATTTGGCTCCGGCATCTATCTTTGGTGGTAATCTTTTAGACCTAAGACCACAGGGAATAACTAGATCAAACTGGAACTATGTCTATAAGAAACCAATTCAACAGTTTGACCGTACAAAATTATTGCTTCCTAACGGAACAATGGTGGCATTTGAGAATAATAAGGGTACCCCCATAATGCGTGTCGTTGAAACTACTTCAAGGGTTAAAGCTACAATTGATGCTATGAATGATACGACAGGTTGGACTGCAACTACTGCAACGGATTTAGCTGAAGATTTGGCAATATATTACCAGTCACCAGCATCGCTTCGTTTTAACCTTCCTGCTCTTGGCTCACAGGGATATATTGAAAAAGCTATAAGCAAACTTGATATGACTGACTATGAAGGGGTTGGAGTTTTGTTCTTGGCTGTATATCTACCTTCCGCAACAGCAATCACTTCAATAGGTGTTCGTATTGGTTCATCATCTGCAAATTACTTCGATGTATCAAATACAGCGGGGATGTTAGGTGCTTGGAAAGCGAATGAGTGGACAATCATTGCACTAGACTTATCCACTGCAACAGAGACAGGAACTGTTGATATTGCAAATGTAGACTATGCAAGGATTTATGTTAACTATGATGGTACAGCTTTGACGAATGTACGAATTGGATCATTCTTCATGGCAATGCCCGCACCTTACGAATTGATTTACAGTACAGCTGCAATCTTTAAGGTCAGTGACACGCTATCGAATACGATAACAGACGATAATGATGAAATTGTCCTTAATGATGCGTCTTATATACTTTTTGAATATGAGTCTGCATTAACTGTTGCTATTCAGTCAGGAGGTACATTAGCAAGTGGCCTTGTAAATATGTATAGGACAATGCTATATGACCCTAATACAGGCCTTTATGCACGTTATAGGGCAAATAATCCTTCGCAACAGATTCGGGAAGTCGGGTCATGGTACGATAATGATTAAATAGTTATGAGAAAAGAAGACAAAAAAAATAATTTAACTGCAATAAAATTCGTAAAGGTTGATAAATATGGTAATCAATTTTGGCTTTTTAAGTGTAACTGTGGAAATATAAAATTATTGCGGATGCAAAATGTTATTAGTAGAAATACTAAATCTTGTGGATGTCTTAACTCAAAAATCGTTAGAAAAAGAATGACTACGCACGGAATGTCGAAAACTAATTTTTTTCGTGTTTTTCAAAACATAAAGAATAGATGTTATAGAAAGAATGATCCGAGTTATTTTAGATATGGTGCTAGAAACATTAAATGTTTATGGGCTTCTTTTGAAGAGTTCAAAAAAGATATGTATCAATCATATTTAGATCATGTAAAAAAGCATGGTATTAAAGGTAGAAATACATCAATAGAAAGAATTGACAATAACGGAGATTATTGCAAAGAAAACTGTAGATGGGCAACAAGAAGAGAACAGGCAAGAAATCGTCGATCAAATGTTCATCTTTTGTTTAATGGTAGAAACCAATTATTAACAGAATGGGCAGAAGAAGTGGGAATTGATCGAGACTTAATCAGCGGTCGAATTAAGTCTGGCTGGACAACAGAAGAAACATTAACTACCAAATAGTATGTTATCACTTGATAATTTTGAATTTGACTTAGAATCTGATTTTAATGGTTATAATTCAAGTAGAGATAAAACTAACCTAAATGGTTCTTTTCTTGTTCGAGGTTCGCAGAATGTGTATAAAAAGATTTCTGGCACTATTGCTTCACGCCCAGGTTTGTTAAGAAGGGGCGTAGCAGATAGTACATCTGCTGGTGTTATATCTTCTTTCGAATGGGATACTTCACTTGGTGCGACAATTCCACTTCGAGTAGCAAATAATAAACTTCAAATTGAGTCTGATATATCAGGTAGTTATGTTTGGTATGATTTACTTGAAACATCCACACTTCTAAGTCCAGCAGTTACTCTTACTAGGTTTGTATTTGATTCTTGGTTTGATTCTCCTATAAGTGGAGGAGAAGGAAAAGATAAGTTAATTATGGTTAGAGGGGATGCGAATATTCTTTCGTGGTCAGGTGGTGTAACAAAGGTTTTAAGTGCAACAGTTAATACCATTACAAAATATGGTACAAATACATGGGGAATGGATGGTTTTACAAATGTTTCGGGTAAAAAGAAAGTTGTTATAAATGGTGTTGAATATACTTATACTGGTGGTGAATCAACAACAACTCTTACTGGTGTTACGCCAGATGCTTCAGGTTTAGTGGCCAATGATGTTGTCATTCAATCTGTATTCATAGATACCGACAAACCTGCCGCTGGAAATAAAAATGATTTTATAAAAGTAATTGGAAATCAATTATATGTCGGTTCGTATGTTTCAAGGCTAGTCTATGTCTCTGACGATTCTGATTATACTAATTTTACCGCTGACGTTTATATGGGTGATCCTACAATTTTGACATTAGATAATACTGTCAAAGGTATCACTGTACGAAATGGTAATGCTCACATTTCTGCTGGTACATCCGACTGGTATGAAATTGTGTTTAGTCCAATCCAAGTAGCTGGCGGAAGCGTTATTCAACGAAATGTAAAAATTGATAAGAAACCTTCTGCTGTATTACAGGCAGCATATTCACATGAAATGATTGATACTGTAGGAAATGACATTGTTTATCTTTCTCAAGACCAACAGCTTCGTGTACTTGGTACATTTAGAAATCTGTTTCAAGCAAAATACCCATGTTTGTCTCAAGCAGTGTTTAATGAATTTGAACAAGAAGATTTTACAGGTGGACACCTTCGTGCAATAGGGGATTTTATATACATTACGGCTCCAAACAATGGACGTGACTGGATGCACCAGACTCGTGAAAGCGTAGACTCTCAAGGCAACGTAACAGCAGAAAGGCTATGGCATCCGCCACAGATTCGTAACATCTCACGTTTTGCGGTCATCGGTGGTGTAGTGTTTGGTCACTCAAACGCTAATCCGCAGATTTATCAGGTATGGGATACCGAACAATGGCACGATGATAGCCCTTCTGATGAGCCTTTGCCTTACGATTGTTATATGAGAATGGCCTATAGACGGGGTAAAGATAGGGATGGTGAACGAAGGCAAGGGCTGATTAACTTTGATAAGGCGTATTTTGAAGGGTATATATCAAATGGTGTTAATCTAAACGCAAACATTTTTATTGATTATCAAGGTTCTACTTCACTACAGAATGTAAATATTAACAGTAATACCGATTCGGCTACATTTTTCTCTAGTAATTCAGAATTATCTTTGGGTACAAATCCAATTGGTGAAAATCCTCTAGGTGACGGGGTGTCTTCAGAAGATAGTGACCAAGAGCTATTACCAAAGTTTAGAGTTATTTGTGGAGTTAATCCTGCTGATTGTTTCGAATATTCACTTGAAGTTTATTCAAATGAAGCAGATTCACGATGGGAGATTCTTTCTTTAGGTGTAAATCCTACTCCACAAGAATTTTCGGCTGTTTTCCTAAGGAAATAATTTATGATATAATATATATATGAAAAATATTACTAATCAAAGATATAACCGTCTGATAGCAATACGATTTGATCATAAAACAATAAGAGCAGATGGTATTCATGCAGAATATTTTTGGTTATTTAAGTGTGATTGTGGTAAAGAAAAAGTTTTTAATAAACATGCGGTTATTTCTGGAAATTCAAAATCATGTGGTTGTTTTCATGCAGAACAAACAAGTAAAGCATCAAAAACTCATGGAATGCGATGGACAAGATTTTATGGTATATGGACTAAAATGAAAGCACGATGTTTGAATAAAAAAATCCATGCTTATAATCTTTATGGTGGCAGAGGAATTAAGTTAATGTGGAAATCTTTCGAAAGTTTTAGGAATGATATGTATAAATCATATTTAGAACATGTAAAAAAGTTTGGCGAGAAACAGACAACAATTGATAGAATAAATTCAAATGGAAATTATGAAAAATCTAATTGTCGTTGGGCGACATGGAGAGAACAACAAAACAATAGAAGAAACAATCATTTAATAACATTCAATAATAAAACTTTATCTGTTACTGAATGGTCAAGAATTATGAATGTAGACCATTCTAAGCTTTTTAATAGACTAAAGTCTGGTTGGTCGGCTGAACAAGCATTAACAACATAACATTTTAATTATCATGTTTAATTCATTTTTAACAACAATCGCAAAAGTAATTTCAATACCTTTAGTTTCAATATTGACCTTCGCAGGTTATGACGTATCATCTTCGGTTCCATTACAACAAAAGATTGATAATGTTGCATCTAAGGTTGCAACTTTAGACTCTAATGTAAAACTTGGTGCATACAATTGGTCAGGTGGAGGAACATACAGACTTCAATCATCAATTGGTACTACGGATACGACAATAAAGCTATCATCATTTAAAGAGCCAATTTCAAATACTCTTTACACGATGAGTTATCTAAATACTTCTGTAGCTTACGGTACTTTAGATCCACAACAGCCAACTCGAAGTGAGTTTATTTCCTTTACTGGTATTACACAAAACGCTGATGGTACGGCAACTTTGACGGGAGTAACTCGTGGATTATCAAAGTCTTACCCATATACAACATCTTCAACGTATAAACAGACTCACAGTGGTCAGTCGATATTTATTTTGTCAGATTCCCCACAACATTTTGCAGAGTTTGCAGTAAAAGCTAATGACGAAGTTATTACTGGTACTTGGACGTTTAATAACTTTCCTATTACGGCTTCTACAACATACGCTTCGGATACAGTAGCAGGTGCAAGTGAATTAGCTACAGGAGTGGAAATAGCTTCATCAACATCAGTTGGTGGTACAACACGAAGGTTGACTATTCCAGCATCGCTTGCTACTTCAACGTATAACAGTGCTACAGCAGGTCTGAAGGTGGTTGTGACACAAAATAGTGGAAAGATTGATAGCAATTTTATATCTAGCGATTCTGGAATCTCCCCAGTTGGTTCTGTTATTGCTTATTCTTCAACAACAGCCCCCGCTGGTTGGTTATTGGCTGACGGAACAGCTGTATCACGAACAACGTATGCAAATCTTTTTGCGATAATAGGTACAACTTATGGTGTAGGAGATAATTCGACTACTTTTAATGTACCAAACTTAAGTTCGCGCTTACCTGTTGGCGTTGGTACAGGAACAAAGGTTGCAACTTTTGCCTCTCGTTCATCAAATGTAATCACAGTCACGGGACTTACGAATGCGGCTAATAACGAGTTCCAAACTGGTCAAGCGGTTTTGTACTCCGCTCCATCTGGTGCAATGACTGGACTTACTCATAACACTACTTACTATATAGTAAAAGTATCTGCTCTAACTTTTTCTCTCGCTTCATCTCTTGCTAATGCACAAAATGGAACAGTCATTTCGCTTTCGAGTGACGGTACTGGTACACAGACATTTACTCTTACTCTGACAGCAAGAACTGTTGGTGCAACTGGTGGTGAAGAAAATCATGCAATGAGTAGTACAGAATTGTTGGCGCATACTCATTCCTATGATGAAATTGGTGTTAATACAGGAACAAATTTTGGTGGTTCTATTCAAGGCCGTGATAGTGGTGATTCGGGCACTTTAATTGTCAATAGTAATGGTGGCAACGTCGCAATGAATATAATGAATCCATACATTGTTCTTCAATACATAATTAAGTATTAAATTATCATGCCTATATCACCTTCAAAACTTGCATCACTTCCAAGTGCAGAATCGGCTAATGCCAATTTCATGATGCAAAATCCTCAATATGGATATAATGCAAAAGCACCTACAACTCAATCGGTATCAAAAGGTACTGCTACTGATACTCCTGCTGGCTGGACAGATTCTGCATGGAAACAGCAACAAGCTGATATGGCAAAGTATTTTCCTACGGTAATAAGCACTGCAGACAAGCTTGATAAGACTATTCCAGAACTAAAACAGAAAGGAGATAAAATTGCTAAAGAAGTAGTAGGAAAAACTACTACGGCAACAACTGAAACACCAAAAGAAGAATCATTGTCAGATATTTACAAGATGGCGTTGGGTGAGGCAGATACAATGTCTCAATTTCAACAGTCACCAGAACAAAAGATGTTGTTCGATATGATGCAGAATAATCTTGATGCTCAAACTCAAGCATCTCTATCCGCTATTCAACAAAGTTATGGTCAACAACAACAATTGTTAGTCGAATCTCAAAAGGCTTCTAGTAAAGGACTTGAGAATGTTCTCAATCTAGGTGGAAGTGCTAGATATGCACCAGTATCATCTATGGGATTGGTACAAGCTAAAAATCGTTATGACCTACAAACATTAAATGAATTACAAGCTAAAGAACAGGCAGCCAAAGCAGCAGTTTTACAGGCACAACGTGAAGGTAATTTCCAAATAATGGAAAAGAAGTTGAACGCTTTGGAAACCTTAAGAAAAGAAAAGTTAGCTTTTGCTAATAAGGTTGCCGAAAGTGTTGCACAACAGAATAAGGAGATTAAAGATAGAATCTATGAATCTGAAAAGGAATTACAAAAGAATCTTACGTCGATTAAAATAGATGTGGCTAAAAATAATGCTCCAGAGGACGTAAGAGACGCTGTGAATAATTCAACAACACTTGAAGAGGCGCTCTCCAATGCTGGCGATTATCTACAAACAGCTTCTGGTGATTTAGGTAGCTATCTTTACTACAAGAAAGAAGCACAAAATGCAGGGCAAACGCCATTGTCTTATTTAGATTTTATACAGAAGAAAACGAATATTGAAAAAGCATCTAATCTTGCAGGAACATCTGATACATCATTTGATCAATTTACAAAAGAACAGATTGCTCTTTCTGTTATTCCTGTACAATTACGCAACTCTGAAGTGGAACATAAAAGATACCTTTCGGGTATTAAAATGGGTCTTACTGAAGGTAAAACACCATTTGAAATTGCGGATGCACTTATTGGATATAAAATAAATAATCCAGACGACTTTTCGGCAGGAATTAGGCAATATATTGCTCTTGCTAATTTAAGTACACAAGAGATTGGTAATGTCTCAAGGCTTATAAATTCTGGTAATAAAGCTGGTGCAATCTCAGTTATTGAAAACAAGATGATGAACGAACAGAAGAAACTTGATCCAGACGGTTATGTCGGAGAGTCTACGGCACGATATTATGCGAATAAAGTATCAGAAATTAAAAAACAAATAGAAGATAATGGCCTTATGGACGCTATTGGTCCACTAGAAGGTACTGCTGAAAGTATATCTGGAAGATTTAAGTCAGGTGAGGCAGCTAAAGTTATGTCAAAAGTTACATCTCTTGTAGCTGAAATGCGTAATCATTTATCGGGTACAGCGGTTACAGAGTCTGAAAAGAAGTTTCTGGAACCTTTAATTTCTAGTCTTTCTGATAAAAAAGGCATATTTATAACTAAGCTTGATGAAATTAAAGACAACTCACTTCTTCGTTTGAATCAAGTCCGTAAGTCTGCACAGTTGCCAGAGCTTTATGAGGAACAATTACTTGATCGAAATAAACGTGCAGAGGTATATTCACAATCACAGATTATAGGTGACCAAATAATTAGTGAACAGGAGGAACAAGAAAAAGCATTGAAAAATTACAAAATAAATAATCCATCTAAAGTTAACGAAATTAATGCAAAGATAGTTGAACTTGAGGCAATCGTTGGTCGACCTATTGATGCTTCAGAGTTTTATGAGCAATATCCACAATATAAATAACATGGCATTTACACAAGAAGAAAAAGAAAAAATTAAACAAGCGGGGGTGGGCGTCGGTACTGCTATGACTTCTACTCGCCCGTCACTTGCAGAGAGGACTAATGTAAGTACACCAGTTGTACCAATTGTACAAAATTTTGTTGGCGGTTTTTTAGGTAAAGGAATTCAAGATATTAGAGAGGCAGTATCAGGTGAAGAAAGACAAAAAAGATTTAAAGAAATAATTGATCCATACAGAGAGGGTCAAAAAGGACTATTGCCAACAGCATTTCAAACAGGTGGAGAAGTAATACGGGGTGCAACTGAAGCGGCTATGGCGACACCTGGTATAAAGCAGGCAGTAGGGCTATTTGGAAAAGGTATAGAGAAACTATCAGAGACTAAACCAATTCAATCAGCTGGTGAAGCGTTATCACCTGTAACTAAACAAGTAATGGATTGGTATGAATCTAAATCAGGTGAAGAGAAAAAAAATATAGATGCTTTAGTTCAATATGCCTCTGTGTTGCCTATTGGAAAAGCTACTGATGTTGGAGTGCAAGCAGGATTAAAAAGTGCAGAGATTGGATTAAAAACAGCTTCGACAGTGGCTGCTCCTATCGTTAAGACGGCCGGAGAAGTCGTTTCGTCAGCTGGAAGAGTAATTAAATCAACAGGTAAAAATATTTTTGAAGGTTCTATAACTCCTACAGTTGTAGAAGGAGAGAGAATATTGGCATATAAAGCAAAAGCCCCATTGTTGACAAGAATAGTTGAAACTGTAAAAGGTAGTGAATCGAAAGTTAAGTCTCCACAGACAAGAGCTTCTACAGCGCTTGAAAAAGGAATATTTGGCGGTCAGGAAGGTATTGGTATTCAGTCAAAAAGAATTGCTGATAAAACTTGGTCAGAAATTGAGCCTGCAGTAAATCAAAGTAAGGCCATAGTTTCAAAGAATGAATTATTTACACCAATAGAAGAAAGAATCTCTAAAACAATTGAACCTAGTAAAAGAAAGGCTTATGAAGATGCTTATGAAGCTATTAAAGAAGATTATGCCAACATTAAGGAGTTTTCTTTGAAAGACGCACAAAATGTGAAAAGGTCACTTGACGAATTTACTCCACAGAAACAGTTTAGAGGTAAGGATGTTGCAAATGAATATACTGTCTTAAAGAATGATATGGCGAATGCAATAAGGGAAAAGACTTATAATGCTCTTGAAGATATTAATATTAAACAAAAATATTTAGATTGGGCTAATCTACATGAATTACAAAAAGTCGGCGTAAAAGCTATAACAGAGGCTGGAACGAGAGCTGGGTCTGGGACACTGATTAGTACACTGTGGGATATGGCAACCATTCCAATAAAAACTGTGGGAGGTCAAACACTTTATCGTGTTGGTAACTTAGTTGAATTTATTGGTGATAAGGGAATAAAAAAATTTAGTGACTTCCTTAAACAAAAAGGATTTGTAATGCCAGATATTCCAAATACACAAGGTGGATTTGTTAAAAATCCTTTTGCTACCAACGCTTCGGAAGAAATAGGGCAAACATCAACAAAATTACAAGAAAAAGCATCATTACCTGATAATATACCACAAAAGGTTGCTTCAAACAAGAATGACTTTTCATCTTTTCATCCTGACGATCAAGAGTTTTTAACTGATTTTGCTTATAAGGTTAATAATAGAAAAGCAGTATCTTTAAACGATTTCAAAATAGCAAAAGAAACTTGGGAAGCAGAAGGTTATACAGTTCCTAAAACCAAAAAAGAGTTTGCAGATTTGATTTTACAGGCCGTAGAAAGTTCGTTTAATAAAACAATTAAAATATAATATGTTATAATACGTCTATGATCAAATCACCTTTACCACATCCTTTAATAAAACAATTGCAAAGAGATGTAATATCGCAACGTCTTTATTCTGATTTAATCATGATTCATGAGGCGTTAATTGAAAAAATCGAAGAAATAAAGAAAGACATTGAAAGTAAAGTTGGCCCACGAGGACCAAAAGGTGATGAACCATCAGATGAACGAATTATCTCATTATTCTCTCCGTATATTCCAGATATTGTCAACCATATAAAGTCTTTAATTCCAGAATTGAAAGATGGACATACTCCAACAGACAAAGAGTTATTGAAACTAATAGAACCTGTTGTTAAAGAACAAGAAAAGATACTAGAATCTAAACTTGCAGAATTGGCAAAGAAAATACCTGTTAAAGGGTTAGATTTGCTGAACGAAGAAGATTATGAGCAGATTTCTAAATTTACTTTAAGTAAAATAAAACCTAGTGAAATTGACCCAACTAAGATTTTGGATGATATTATGAAGTTGCCACAGGGTAAGAAAATAAGTACAAAACATATTGATGGATTAGATCAAACAATTACCGCTATTCAAAATCAATTAAGGAAAGGATACTTACACGGTTCTGGAGTCTCCTCAATATCTGCTGGTTCTGGTATTGTACTTACAACTACAAGTGATGGTGGGTATCAAATTTCAACTTCATCGTCTGGAACTATTGAGATACCAGCCGAAGCTCCAGATGGAGTTATAACCGCATTTACCTCAAATCGTCTTCCTCTTTATGTAATATCAGAGCAAGGTACAGCGATTGAAGGTTTTGGTTATACGTTATCTGGAACAGGTCCATATACAGTAACAATGACTATTCCTCCTGTTCAGTTTATTAGAATAATATATTAATAATGAATAAAAGATTTTTAATTATAGCGTTAGCAATACTTATACCTTCTATAACATTTGCAAGTATTCAAACATTGCCAATGTGGCACGATTCAAGTGGTTTTTCTTATCCTTATGTTAGTACCGATTATATTAAGGCTCCGTATTTCAATGCTACTACTACGGCTGCTACCTCAACCTTTGCTGGTAACTTAATGATTGGTAACAGCATGTTTAATGGACAACTTGATATTAGTAGTCTAGGTACAGGTGTTGCACAATTACAAGTGTCAACATCTACAAACGACTTTGCTAAAGTAGCTTTTGGTAATATGAGTGCTGGTACAGCCTCAATGTTCTGTAACATTTACAACAACGGAAGGTCTACGAGAGCGGGTGTTGGTTCAGCTTATTATGGAGGTATTTGTTTTGCAGGACATAACTACAATACGGCAGGATTTGATGGCATTAAACCAAATGGTATAGCTCTATTCGCCTCCGACGGTGATGTAAGTATTGGTTCTGCATCTATGAACTCTGCTTCATCCTCAATTCGCTTCTTTGTTGGTGGTAATTCGGCAGCCTTTAGCGGTTCTGGCCAAGACGCTATCCTACAGGGTGGTACAGGAAACTTGGGTATACGAGTAACTAACCCCGGTTCCACTTTATCTATTGGCGAAAAACATGGCTCTGGTACTCCAACACTTGGCTCTGAACTCACCGATGCAACAAATTGGACTTCAACTGGTTGGACAGGAGATTATAATGCAGGTTTTACTCATATAGTAAGTAGTACAACCAATCTAACTCGTGCAATGACAGTATCGAACGCTTCTTACTATCAGATATCATTTACTATATCAGGTAGATCAGCGGGAAGTGTGACTGTAACTTTAGGCTCGGCTACTACTACACTGACATACTCTACAAATGCTACTTATACAGTAGGACACAAACCTGTAACAACCAACTTTCCTTTATCCTTTAATCCAACAAGTACTTTCAATGGTACAATTTCGGCAATATCTGTTAAAGTTATCTCGGCAGTAAGTAACCCAATCTTTGTCCTACACGACTCCGCTGGCACCGCTGGTGTAGAATTTCGACAAGGGACATCGTCTCTACAAAACACATTTATTGGTTCTGGTTCCGGGTCTTACAACACTACGGGTAGCACTAACACCGCACAGGGTTACCAATCTCTCCGTTTTAATACAACAGGAACTTCTAACACAGGGCTTGGGGCAAATTCATTAAATAATAATACGACTGGAACTCAAAATATGGGTTTAGGTTATTATTCTTTACAAGCAAATTCTACTGGAAGTTATAATACTGGTGTCGGACCAATTACTCTTCGAAGTAATACGACAGGTGATTACAATACTGCTATTGGAGGAGCTTCAATGTATACAAATACCACAGGTTCATATAACTCGTTTATGGGTCATTCGAGTGGTTATGCCAATACTACAGGTATAGAAAATTCATCAAATGGTTATAGAGCTTTATATGCTAATAATATTGGTTCATATAACACTGCTTCTGGTGCTAACGCCTTACTGTCTAATAACTCTGGAAATTACAATACTGCTATCGGTAACCTTAGCTTAGAGACTAATATTCTAGGCTCTAGTAATGTAGCCATAGGTTATCAGGCATCCCGAAACAATATTAACGCCACAAACACTACAGCAGTTGGCACAAGTGCTGGCCGTGGAACAGGCTCCCACAATGCACAGGGTGGAACATATGTTGGTTATCAAGCAGGATATTCTGCAAGCACGGGAGGTGATTACAACACCATGCTCGGTTACCAAGCTGGCTACAATGTAACTACAGGTTCAGATAACATAATCATTGGTCAGAATGTTAATGCTACTTCGTCTAATTCTATGGGGGGACTTAATATCGGTAATGTTCTCTTTGGCTCTGGTATGTATACGGGTTCGACTGTATCTGCTACTCCAACAGCAAATGGAAGGATAGGGGTTGGGACTAGTAGTCCAGCGACAGATTTACACGTTAATGATGTGTCAACGTCTACTATTTCCGTAACCTCTGTAAACGGGTCTACTCGGTCAACAACTCGTGGTGGTGAGATAATATTACAAGATATGGCTGGTGGAACTTGTACGGAGATAACCACCCAATCTGGAGTAATATCCAGTCGAGCTGTAACATGCCCTTAATAATTAATATAATAATTAATATAATATGGAAACATCAAATGCAGAAACTTATAAACAAGAAGGTGGAAAAATTAAGATTACAACAGTAATACCAGAACAGGTAATCGAGGAGACATACTCAAAAGAGGAGATGTTGGCAAAGATTGAGCGTTTGCAATTTGATGCTAATCAAGCTGACCGAATGTATTCACAGTGTGAACAGACTCATGATCAAGATATTGCAAATTATACTGCTAAGTTAGCTTCAATCAATGATGAGCTAGCTCTTTGGAATAAAAGATTATCAGAGTTTGAAAAAATCAATCCTAAGTAGTAGTAACATGTTTGAAAGACAAGACCTCAATCAAATAATGGACGCGGTAAAGCAGGGGATTGTTGCTTCTAAAGAGTCTGATTCTAAGTTTTGGGGAGAATTTAATGAATGGAGAAAGAAGAAGGACACAAGAGATGACGAGATGCACGATACACTACTAAGGCTCACGGCATCTTTTGAAAACATGGCAGAGTCTAACAAAATCCGAAATGGTAGAATTGATAAACTTGAAGATAAAACTGAAACCCTTGTGTATTGGAAAGGTGGTCTAGCAGTAGCAACTATTCTTATTGGTGCCATTATTGGCATGGGTATTTATATATTTGAAAACCAAAATAATAAACTTGATAAGGTTGATGAAATTATAAATACTCATATTCAAAAATGAAAAACTACGGATTAAAACTAGGTAAAGCAACAGAGGCTGATTATCGTTGGGGGACTTTACCTAAGACCATAATAAACCCTAGTGGTGACTGGAGTGAGTATTTACCTGTATATGAGCCACAAGTTCTACCTTCTGGTGAAGATGAATACGGGTGTCATATCTGGGGTACAGAAAATGCTATTGAAACTTTATTGAAGTACATAACTGGTATCTCTTACAACTTCTCAGAACGGTTCCCGTATATCGGGACTAATTCGGATCAAAGCGGTGGTGACCCATTTCAATCTTGTGAATGGATGAGAAAGAATGGTTTTGTAGACGAGAACGTCTTACCAATGACACAGACTTTAGCAGAATTTGTACAACCTAAACCACTACCACAATACTTACTTGATAGGGGCAAATTATTCTTTATGCAATATAGTCTCTATCAAGAGTACGTTTGGAATGATTACAACTCGCCCATTACAATAGGAGAAAAGGGAAGGAGGATAACTGAAGCATTAAAACTTTCGCCTCTAGGTGTATCTGTACCTGCATGGGCTTTAGACTCGAACGGTTTTTACTATAGACCAAATGGAATGCAAGACAATCACTGGTGTGTACTATTCAAAGAAACCGATAAAGGTTATATGATTTTTGACTCATATGACCAAAGTATGAAACTGGTTCGCAAAGATATTAACTTCTCTATTGCTGTCCGTTATCTTATCACCAAAGGTGGTTTGCCAAAACATTCTTTATGGAGTAGAATAATTGCATGGTTAAAAAAATTATATGAGCTACAATAATCCAAAAGCAATTGTAATTCACTGTAGTGACGATAGCTACAAAAACTGTTTCAATCAACTCGAAAAAATAAATAGATACCACAGAGATGAGCGGGGATTTCCAAAGTCCTCGTTAAATTTTTGGGTAGGTTATCATTACTTAATTACGGGGGATAAAGAATACCAGTGTAGAGCTGACACAGATGAAGGCGCTCATTGTAATCAACACAAAGATGGACTGTCAATGAACTTTCAATCAATTGGTATTTGCCTCGGAATGGATGGTGACATCGAGTACCCAACATCGATGCAATATGCTTTGCTCCAAAAAAGAATATGGGCATTACAAGATAAGTATGGAATAACAAATGACCAAGTTTACTTTCATAGAGACTTTGCTACATCCAAAACATGTCCTGGTTTGCTTCTAACCAAACAATGGCTCGCTACGCTTCTTATACGCCCCGTAGACGTGTTGATACCACCTAAACCGATAGAACGTACATGTGTAGCACAGGAGGCTGAAATAAAGGAATTAAAAGAGAGATTGAAGTGGTACGAAATAGTGCTTAATTTCTTCTTTAGGAATAGGAATGTGTAAGTTGTGTAAAGAGTTCGGAGATAAAGGAAAGACGCAATTTTATATATAAAAAAGTCATCTTCTCGCTTAATCTCCGAACCCTCTACACAACCGTAGGGGTAGAATAGAACTTTGACAACTTATGAAGACTGTACATTGTTTCCGAAGTCGTTGCCGACTTCCGATTAGTGTATCTCACGCTGTCATCAAAGACGGCAGGACGTTCTGTTGCAGGCAGTGTGCCCTAGACCACGAGAGTGACTTGCGGGTCGTGTACCTACACTCCGCAATCCACCGAGTGACCCACTGGCCAACAGAAGTGACCGAGAACCCTATCAAAGTATATGGGTGATCAATTCGGGGGCGCTTGTCGTCCCCTTTTTTAATTGACTTATGTTAACCTTATTACGCAATCCCCTTACGCTGTATGTCGAAATCAGCCTATATCGAATAAGGGGATTGCGTGTTATAATGACCAAAGTGAGGTAGTGCAACGATAGCACGTAGCCTACATGTGTGGCTAAAATGAGGGTTCAAGTCCCTCCCTCTCTACAAAATGAGACCAATCTATGATATAATGTAACTACTTTACTAGTAACTTTATATTTATGTCAGACCAATTAAAAGTTCGTCTAATCTCTCTAGGTAATACGTTTGCTACTGCTTTTATTTTAACAGTAGCAACATCATTGTCAGTAGTTGGTACAGTAGAATGGACTGCAGCCTTTTGGGTAAGTATCGCTATGTCCGGAGTAAGAGCAGGTATTGCAGAATTAGTTAAACAATTCACTCCAATAAAACTTGGAGGTAAAAGATAACAAATTACCCCTAACGGGGTTTTTTGTTTATTCCTCTAAGTACAAGTTGAGAATTACTAGACATCTCATACTTTGACTCAAATATTGAAACTACCTTATAGTTTGCCTTTATATATCTATCGCTAGGCAGTTCTACAAAAACACTTTCTCTATTACTTCTCATCATAATACCTAGCCTATCATTATCAACCACAACATCTTCAAGTGTTCTATCACCCCTTGAGCCTAGCCATAGTTGTTGTAAGACTGTTATTTCCATTATAGTTTTATTTCTACTGTTACAATAGTATCATTCTTACTGCCACCGTGCGGAACTAAAAGTATTCTTTGCATTTCAAAACCTCGACTTTTTCCTAGTCCCATAGATGTCCAACCAAAACAAATAGCTTTACCACCTTTTTTTAACACTCTCTTAATTTCATTTTTTGCGTTAGAATAGAATGATTGTTTTGTTTGCTCACTGGTACAGTTTAATCCTATACCTTCGTAACATTCTTTCACTTGTCTAGGAGAGTATGGTGGGTCGAATAAAACACCGTCAACACTTTCATCTGGAAATAGTTTTAGAAAATCTATGGCCTCCATGTGATGTGTTGTTTTTCTTTCTGGGTTTAGGTCATTAGTTAATTGAGCAGGACTATTCATACCGGCAAATGGGTCAATCCAACTGCCTTTAACAAACATCCCACTACCAACTTCCTCAACCAATAACTCCTTGATTGGTTTAATAGTGAAAGTCCACCTTGAAGGCATTGCCCATTTTCGTTCGATTTTCATTATATAAATATCTTTATTAAAGCCACAACTCCGTAAATTCCAAAATATAGAACTGCCCCACCAAGTAAGAAACTTACTCCACCAAATACAGCACTCCAGAATACATGCCATATCTCATTATTGGTTCCGAATGTATCTTTGTCTTCTTTCTCTTTGTTTTGCATAGTATTTTGGATTTCTATTTTTAATAGTTTGATAATGTTGATAACAATAACCTTTTACCCAAGACTCTTGTACACATAACTTACATTTAGGCTTTAGTGAGAGCATTTTACCAAACTATTACCCACCCTGGATCATTCTGACACTCTGCCGTAGCCACCTTTACTTTATAATCGCAATGTACGCACTTATCATAGATTACAATTGTGTTATGGGCTGTAATAGACCCTTCTCTAGTCCATCTAATCTTCTTAAAATGAAAATGTGGTAGGCTCATGTTATTTATTATAATTTTTTATAATTTCATCACACGATATAACGGAAAATTCATCGTCTTTTGCAAAAAACACCAAATCACTACTCTTGCCATCTAAACAGTTCTCGTAAGCACCTTTTAGAGATACAATTAATGGGTAATCGTTAAAAGATATTTTGTCGTAGTTAGAACGTGGCTTATTCACAATTACATTTATTCCTAGTATTAGACTAATTGCAAGCAATGTAAAGACTAGGATTTCAAATTTATTTTTCATGTTATTAATTATTTATTAGTTCTGTGTACTCTTTAATTAACTTCAAATAATGATCCATGGCGTTCACTGTCACTTGTCTATCTCTTTGAAGTTGTAACATTTCTTCCTCTCCTATTTCTCTTAGCATTCTTGCGTAGAAGTCTGCACCCATTCCACCGCGATTTATATTACAGTTGTAACACTGTGGGCGGAGTATTCTTAAATCGTATTTCATAAAAGCTCCTAGACTTGCCTTTGCCCACATATGCCCCGTGTGTAGATTTGAGCCGAAAAGGGAAGTTGCTCCACATGTATAACATGTATTCACGTATCTCTTTCTTGTTATTTGTTTGCATAGTTCCCAAAGCTTCCGTTGTACCAAACTTATTTTTTGTTTTGACTTCTTTCTTAGTTTGCATTTTTTCATTTATTTACTTTGCTTAAGCTAACCCACTCCTCTAATTTTCTAGTCTACTCATTAAGTTTCTCAATATTCTTTGAAGCGTAACTAGAACTTCCCATGCAGTACGGTCTTTGTGCTACTGTCGGTCTCTTTTTCAATGTTAAGTATCTTTTACTCATTTTAATGGTGCTATATCTTTTGGGTCTTTATGTGGCCAGTCCACACTAATCCCGAAAGTTATTGATAAATGACGATTGATGTGTTCCCAGATTAAGTCTATGTCGTTTACCTTGTCGAGTTCTGTAGTGCTTCCCTTGTTAACTAGTGCTTTCTGAATCGGCTTCCATATAAGTTCCTTAACCGAGTCCTTATTCCAATCTAGGTCAACCGCATGCTTCAAGAATAGCTGGATGGTAATCCCTTGACTATTTAATTCCTTTGCAACTTCATCACAAAACTTATGCAATGATTTATTTTGCTGTAATGTTCTGACACGCGGTTTACCTGTATAATGGCTCATGATTATTTAACGTCTACTTTGAATGGGTCTTTGTTAGCAAACAGTGCCTCTAAATCAATATTCATCTTTGTAAATCTATCTACAATTGACTGATCGAGAGTATCCTTTGGATTAACTGTAATTGCGTATTCTGTATCCATTCCACTACCTGTCCTTGTGACAATGAAATCATACTCTTTAGGATTGCCCCACTTTGGATTCTTAATATAAGACTGCATTGTCTTCATAATACCTTTCTGTGTTAATTCTAGTATTTGAATACGTTTGGATTCGTAGTTATATACTACAAACGCCCAGAAGTGTTTTATTGCTCCATTTTCTTTAATGTCACTAGGCATTACATCTGGCATTACTTTCATTCGTACGGGCTTATTGTCCTTTGTAAAATACTCAAATCCTATCACTGCTGAAGATAATACTCTGAAAGAGTTATCGCCTTCATTAAACTTCATATAATTACTTGTCTCTGGCATTTTGTAATCACTATCTGGGAAAAAGTTATCCATTTTATTATTTCTTTTAATTTAATAACCATATAACTAATAATATCGCTATTGCTATAGGTAGTGCAGACATTAACAGCGATAGGAATATCATCAATACCACACCTACAGCTCCTGATATATCTTTTATGTTAAACATGTTCTTGTTTTAATTCCATTTCCATTCCACAGTCCGCACCAGTTCTGTCATTTGGTTCCCCTATATCATTTGCTAACCTTTCATTTCTAGCGGTATCGTACTTATGTGACCATGTACCGTTACAAAATACTTCATTTTCAATTTGTTGTTTATTCATAGTGGTTTTCTAGATTCTTTTAAACTATCAATCATTTCATAAACTATTTCTACAAGAGTGTCAAGAAAATTTATATCTTTGACCAATAATTTCTTTTCTACTTTCTGTCCGTCATCATCTTCTAGTGTTAGGTATAGTTTCATATAATGTTATTTAATTTGATAACGTTTTCTGAAAGAGTTTGATATATTAGTTCCATATTTAATATCAAACATCATAAGTTCATTAATAAGATTTATAATATCGTCTACTATATCGTGATTATTCTCAGACCATTTTATGAATTCCTTTCTTAGTAAAAATTCTTTTAGTTTTAGATTGTTTTCTTTAGTCATATAATATTATTTAATTCTAACCTCTGATAAACGACACCTTTGTTTATGCTATCCCACATACTTTCTCTCTCGTTGCGTAACACACTCTCACCTGCTTCTTCTTCCTCTATCTCGACCTTCTCTACGTCCTCATCGAATGGATATGATTCGTCATTCATATATTTGTTGCTCTGCGCTGTCCGCTTTATAAGTAGACAGCATAGAGAATATAAAGCTGATAATATATTCTCAATACCCGTACCCGTACCCGTACCCGTCCCCGTACCCATACCCGTTCCCGTACCCGTTCCCGTTCCCGTACCCATACCCGTACCCATACCCGTCCCCGTTCCCGTACCCGTACCCGTACCCGTTCCCGTTCCCGTTCCCATAAGTAGCCTGACTATCTTCTCCAATTAAAATACTTTTGACCATGCTTTTGTGTCGCAATCTATAGTTGCAATTACAGTCAACTCATGAAATGTGACATTGTTAACGTCATCTAACTTTGTTGTAGAAGTCGGACCACCTTCTGCAATTTCACCAAGTCCTTTCGTTGTTCCCCATATTCGAATATTTTTTGCATTAGTTAATGTGCAATGTGAACCAACCTGATTAAACTTTCCAACGAATACCCAACCTCTTTGCAATATTACTATTTTAATATCACTACCGTAATTAAAAGTCTCCTCACTTTTTACACTATTGTCATCTGACAGTAGAGCTTTTACTAATTCTAGTTTGTTCATTTTATTTTTACTAATTTATTAAAGTAGGTTGACCGACTGGCTAACGGGTAAACGAGTACCATCGAGAACAAGTTTATCGTCACCAGTCATTTCCCTACGAAGCATTGTGCTCTGATATAAATATAGCATATTAAAAATACAATGCAAGCGTAATGTGTGGATAAGTGCTTGCATTATTTAATAGCTTATGTTAGCCTTATAATATGAAAAAACAAGAAACAAACATTAGAATCTGGTCAGAAGACTGGAAATTATTAAAGGAGTTATCAAGGAAAGAAGGTCGAACATTAAAGGGGCAATTCAAGGCAGTTGTGAATGAGTATTACGATACAAGGACAAGTATAAAAAATAAATAATATGAAAACTAAAGAACAAGTAAATAAAGAATTTGATAACAAATATTATGAAGTAATGCAGGGGTACAAAAATGCTGGATTTGTCTACGACCTACCAAAAGGCCTTAAATCCTACATCTCCTCTATCCGCCAAAATGATGTAGATGAGTTGATAGAGTGGGCAGAGGGGGAAGAAAAATTTACCCCACCAGATAGGAGTAAAAGCCCGATGTTTACCTACAAAGATGTAACTGCTCCATACAACAGAGGCTACAACTCCGCCCTCTCCGACATCATCACCCACCTTAAAAGTATAAAAGAAAAGATATAATGAAAAAAAAGAAGTTAACAAGATTTTGGTACATACAAGACTGGGGTACATATAATGTACAAACCCCTGTATTTTTCGGTTATACAATTCCTGAGATAACAAGAATAATGAATAAGATAGAAATAAAACAAGAAGCAAAAAACTTGTGGAATAACGACTCTAAGATGACAGATGAAGTGTTTGAAAATAAATCAGGAGGAGTTTGGCGTAACAGTGGATATACACTTCTTTACTTACCAAAATTTGAAGACACTTGGGATTTATATGAAACTATATTGCATGAGTGTGTACATTTGGTTTTATATCAACTTGGTGGGCATAAAATGTTTATAAACCAATCGTGTAATTCAATCGAGGAGGAAGGTTTAGCATATCAAATTGAATTTTTATTTCGTGCTATAAGGAGGAAGCTACAGTCAAAACTATGATCCCCACCTCTCTATTTAGTAAATATCAAGAATTGAAACCAATACGGTCAAGACGTAGCGAAAGGTCGGATTTAATTTCCTATTTCCTAGAGAAGATAAATGCTAGTAGAGAAGGTACACAATACAAACCTTTAACAATAGGGTACATGGCACACTTGTTGAGTATATATTCTGTTAGTGACCTATATTTACTTCGTATTAAGTGTGACAATGCTAAGACATTTGCAAAGTGTTTCTGGTATTTTGCTAAAGCTAAACCTATTGACAATACATCTAAATAAGGTATACTGTATTACGCAGGGTGCTTTAAGCTAACTGCTTCGAAATTAACGTTTATACAAGGACTTACAGGTCGACGACTGTAGGTCTTTGTTTTATAGATTATTAAAGAGCTGTTGAGTTTCTTCAGTTTCTTTCCACACTTGGCATTTATATTTCTCATAATGCTGTACATGTTTACAGTTAAGACAATAATCCCACTCAGAATAATAACAATGCGGGTTTTTTATTTTCCCTCCATGTTTCCTTCTTTCCATAGGTAATGTACATTTAGGACAATTCTCACCAGTACCTATTGTTATATTCTTATTTTTCTTTATCTTCATGTTATTAATATAGATAAGTATATTATATATATGTTCATTTTGAGTTATGTAGACAGCCCCCCTCCCCATAATACTATTACAAAATTAGTATTATAAGAAAGAGAACTGCGCCGTGAAATATCTTCATTTTCGAGTGAGCCAATTTCAGCATGGTCGCCAGTACTAGGGAAAACTATTATAGACACTTTCCCATTCGCCCCCGTGTCTCTAATTAAAAACGATTATCTAATTAGTCCTCTTTTTACAAAAGTCCCACCCCTCCTTGCGAGTGGGGCGAGACTTTTGTACGCAAGGATACCAGTAGTATATACCCTTCATTATTTATTGTCAAGACTTTATCCACATCTTGCAAATATTACATATAGCAGTATAATATAAACATGAATATCATCTCAAAAATAGTTACATGGACGTTAGTGGCGGTTATCTTGTTAGTTATTTTGTTCTCCTTATTCAAAAAACAAAAGATTGAAATTGCCCCTTATACTCCAGAACCCGTTGTTGAAAATACACCGCTCCCATTTTATCCATGTCTTGGTAGTGAGAAGTGTAGTTAATAGCTAGGTAGTTAGTTTATTATAAATAACTTTTAACATTTTTTCATATATGAATAAAATTGTTCAGGTTGGTGTTGTGGCTCGTGATAATTTAATAGAGGGTGCTAACTTTCTTTCAGACGCAATTCGTTCCACGCTCGGCCCCTATGGAGCTAATTGTGCTATGGAAAAAGGAAATCGGATAACGAATGACGGAGTGACAATTGCTAGAGAGATTTGGATGAAAGATGAAATTAAAAATCGTGGAGTTTCAATATTAAGAGAGGCGGCAATAAAGACAAACGACGAAGCTGGTGACGGGACTACTTCTGCAATCACACTAGCTCAAGCAATTCTAAAGGAAGCTGTTAACCGTTTACCAAAAGGAAAGGGTGTTATTGGTGGCGTGACTGGTTCAGAACTTGTAAGAATTATTGAAAAAGAAAGAAAAGAAATTGTCGAAAAGTTAGAGAAAATGGCAATTAAGATTGAAACAAAAGAGGAATTAGTAAAGTCTGCTTTGGTATCTGTTGAAAATGAGGAGCTTGCAAAACTTATTGGTGAGGCTCAATGGGATTTAGGTAAAGACGGTATACTCATTGCCGAGGAAACAGCAGAACGTGAGTGTTCAGTTGAAAAGGTTTTCGGTGTAAGAATTGATAATGGCTTTGGTACATCAGTTGCAATCAACAACGTTGAAAAACAATCACTTGAAGTAAATGACGTTAGGACAATAATAACTAACCATACAATCCAAAACTTAAAACCTTTGGAAGATATTTTGACTCAATTGAACCGTATGGGAATAAATAAGGTAGTTATCATTGCTCGTGCATTTACAGAGGATGCTATTAGAACTTGTATGGAAAATACAAAGAAAGGTTTTGCCATATTTCCTATCAATGCACCATATACCGACCAGAATGAAGTAATGAGAGATTTAGCGTCTGTTCTTGGTGGTACATATATAAATACCGAGACAAGGGAACTAGACTCATTACAGTTAACCGACGTTGGTATAGCGGAGAGAATTGTTGCCAAGAGATACAGTGCGATTATTACTGGTAAAAATGATGAGAAGGCAAAAGAAAGGGTTGAAAAAAGGGTTGAAGAAATACGTCATGCAATAAAAGGCTCATTGTCAGAGTTTGAAAAGAAGCAATTGAACTCTCGTTTAGCACAGTTGGTGTCAGGTTTCGCAATTGTAAAAGTTGGCGCTACATCCGAGGTTGAAAGAACTTACAAGAAAGATAAATGCGATGATGCCGTTAATGCCGTTCGCGCTGCCTTACAAGAAGGTGTGGTTGCAGGAGCAGGTTTAGCTTTCAAAGAAATATCAGAAAGTTTGCCAGATACATATATCTTAAAGAAACCACTACTTTCAATTTATGAACAAATAATGTCTACAGCTCCAAGTGATTTTAAGATTGAACCGTGGGTAAGAGACCCTGTTAAAGTATTGCGTATTGCTCTAGAAAAGGCTTGTAGTGTTTCTGGTACCTTTGCAACCACGCTGATAGCTATTGCAAGTGAAAGACCAAAGGCTAAATATGTTCAGAATGTAAGTGATGAAGATGATAGAGTTGAATAAATGTGATATAATACATATATGCACAAATCATCTAAAATAAATACAAAACCAAAACAAGCCTTTGCACAAGGAAAAAGTGCATGGGTTTCTACATTAAAATCATCAGCTCAAAGTCGTGGTGTATTAGGTAAGACTAGTCAAAATAAAAAATAAAATGCCTAAAACATATAAAAATATGAAAGGTGAGGAGATGTTAAACAAGCTTGCAGAAGAAGAGCAAGAAAAATACAACGAGGAAGATGAAGAAGAATACGAAATGCCTATGTCTGAGGCTATTAGCGAACATAAAAGACTAGTTAAGACTAGTTAAGACTAGTAATAAAAAGCAATTAGAAGATGAGGCGGATCGACAAGAGGAAGAGCTTAACGAAATTTTAAGTCAAGATAATGAAAACGATTAAGTTAACACCAAAACAAAAAAATCTTATTAGCATGTATGGTGGTAGATTTCCTTTAGTAAGAGATAGAAAGAAAGAAGCAGTAATTGAGCTAGGTAAAGCAATGAGACAATTACCAAGATGACGGCACAAGCAGTACCAAAACAATATGATACAAGTGTCTTTAATAAGACATGCGGTGAGTGTGGTAAGTATTCGCCTAAAGGATTAAACCTTGACTTAGGTGAACCTAAGAACGAAAGAAAATGGAAATGTAACAGATGTTTCCATAAGCATTAGTATGGTTAGTATTGTTTGCTAATTATAATTCTATAGCTTTTCTACCCTTCTTTGCGGTAGTTGTTACATCATAACCGCTTAATTTTAATCTTTTAACCCAATAAGCAATCGTATGAGCAGATACTCCTAGAAATAGTGCTATAATCTGTGTTGTTTTACCTTGTGAGCGCAACTCCTTAATTTGCATTATTTGTTCTTTAGTTAATTTTGACATGATATTATTTTATTTAATTGTTTAATTATGGAGCCATATATCGGTAACATGCACCCGCAAATCCATATCTTGAAGCCATTGTTTGAAATGGTGTTTTTCCTTTCTTAGTTATTTTCTTCAGTGGTCTAGGATAATCTGGCAAGTTGGCCTCATCTATTTCCAATTGTCTTTTTAAACAAGCCCGACCCGCTTGTATAACTGAAAAGAATTTAGTGTTGATAATCATATTATTTCAATTGTTTACAACC